TGACTGTCCCGGAACTCTCCCGGCTTTCCGGGGTATCCGTCAGGACAATCGAAGATTTGGAAAAGCGTGGGGACGGGAGGGTCTCCACGCTGATCAAACTGGCGGATGCCATGGATGTCACGCTGGATCATCTGTGCCGGGATTAGCCCCGGCACTGTTCATCCAGTCCTCGATGCTCATCTGCCCGGCAATGGGTTCATCTTTCATGATATTATGAATCTGCTTTACCGTAAGGTTATATTTGTCGGCCAGCTCCTTGCTGTTGTAACCGTTGAATTCCTTTTTGATTCTCCGGTTCCTTGCCGGGCTGACCACATTTTCGACTTTCGGGAAATACAGTTCATCCCCCCTTGCATAATTGCTTAAAAGAATAAATTTCCGGATTCCAATCAATTCCACAACCTCCCTGTAGCGTTCCCCGATATCTTCTATTGTCGTATCTTCAATCAGTTCGTTCAACAGTCCCTCATCCATTTGGCTTTCCTTTCCTTAACCTTCCCTCTTGGTATATGCCAGGGATATCCAGCCGATCCCGCTTTTCAGCTTTCCCCATCCGTTCCTTTCTTCCACAATGGTATACAGTCTCTTCTTTCCGGCAGTTTCCCGGATGCGTCCGGTTATGTTGAAGTTCTCCCCCGCCCCAGCCCGGATGCGGAGGGAGTCACAGGTCGTAACAATGGTATAGGGTGTAAATCCATCATTTTTTTCCTTTTCCCCCGGGCTGTCCGGTTTTCCTGCATCCTCCTTTTTTATTGCATTAAGAATCCTTAATATTTTCCCGCCGTACCCTTCCCCGGCAGCCCAGCCCTTTTTCTTAGGGTTCTCCTGGATGCCAAGATGCTCTACATAGGGTGCGCAGCCACGTTCCACATACTGAAACCTTGGGTCAATGCAGGCCCGGTTTAAACCGCTGCTGCAGGCATAGGCCTTTAGGTGCTGTATCTGTGCCCGGATGCCAAGCTGCGGGGTATCAAAGGAATTCCCTTTCATCCCATTAGATGTCACGCCCATGCCGCAGAAATTATTCTGGTTCAAGGTGACGGCACTGTCCTTAAACGTAAAATTCCCTGTTTCCAGACAGCTCTGGGCAAATGCGACATCACCCCTGATCCCTTCCGCTTTCCCCTCAGAAAGGAAATATGGGATCATATCCCTTACACTCTTAGGCACAGAACTGTTTTTGGATAAGATATAATTTTCCATCTGAAGAGCCGTTGCCTGTGCCTCCCCTTCGATCCGGGTCAGCGGGCTGGCATCTCCCCCGCTGCCTGCTGTTCCGCCAATGGATGCGCTGATATCTTTCTTAAACTGCGCCCATATATGGTTCCCGGAACGCACATCCGGCTCGCCGCAGGTCTTCCCGGTCACATCGAAATGCCTGAGCACATGGTCAATGCCGATGCCGTACTTTTCCATCAGATAGGCAAAAAGGGTAACTGCCGCTTTCTTTGTCTCATCGGTGTAATACCATCTGCCTTTCGCATCTTTTTTGACACAGAGCTCTACCCCGATGGAGTTGCTGTTGCGGCATTCTTTATGCTTATAAGACTTAGCCCCGCAGTGCCATGCCGTATCATTTTCTTCCACACACTGCCAGATCTCCCCGTTATGCCCTACAAAGAAATGCGCCGAGGCCCCCCTGTATGTATCATAAAAATACCTGCAGTTGGCTTCCGCCCCTCCCGCTGCCCCTACATAATGCTTTACGAGATACTTGATCTGCCCTCTGCCCCTGTTTGAATCACTGAAATTTACCTTAGTGATAAGCCTGTGAATCTCCGGTTTATTTGCTGCCATTACCGCCATCTCCTTCCTCTCCATCAATGCCTTCCTCCCCGTCAAATCCCATCATGTCCGGGTCAAAGGAAGTACGGAACGCTTTTAATTCCTTTTCGTCCATTTCTCCAACTGGTTTCTCCGGCTCATGGAGCCCTGCTTTTTTTGCTTCGCTTGAGATCTCTTTCATTATGGTTCCTCCTTGTCATAATCAATCGTAATACTTGTCTTGCTGTCTACAATCAGACACTTTTTGATGCCCTGTATCGTCTGTTCCAGAAACTCTTCCGGGAGCAGTGCCCTTATCAGTTCCCCGTTTTTAATTTTGTAAATATACCAGAGTTCCACATCAAAGTCCGGGGCTTTTTCCCCTGTCCCATATCCCAGCACGCTGGCTAAGGTATCCCTGTCCTTCACGTAGTCGCCTTTTAATTTCTTAAGCAAAAGCCTCTTCTGCTTCTCATCCGGCTTTACAGGCAGGCTTCCCTCCAGGAACTCCTCCAGTGAATACTCAAATGTGTAATCCCCGGTAAAGATGGCTTTTAAGGCACGTTCCAGCATCGGTTTATATTTATAATCCGTTTTTGTGGTTTCTGTCACGTTCTGCTTCCAGACACCCTCCGAAAGAAAATCCCTAAGCTTGTCCACATTTAGAACTTCAAGGCTCTGGGTGTCTGACACTGCAGCACTCCCCTCCGGGGAATAATATTTCACATACTTTGTATTCCTGTCTTCTAAAACCGCCAGCCCCCTTGCCTGGAGTTCCGCCTTTACGGCATCCAGTTCTGTTTTCAGCCGTTTCTGCTGCTTATCCAGTTTCACCGCTTCGCTTACCAGTTCCTTTACTTCCGTCTGTTTTAACTCTTCCGTTGTCATGATTTGCCACTCCCTTCCATTACTACTGCCGCCTCTTTGGCACATCCCGGGCAGATTCCCTTCCCTGACACCATTTTTACATCCTCTGCTGTCCCGCAGAAGATGCAGCGTGGCATATAGGGCCTGACGGAAACCACCCCGTTATGAAGCGACACTTCCATCGGATCTCCTCCCTGGATCCCCATTTCCCTCCTCATGGCTACTGGAATGTTAATAGAGCCATGGCTGGAAACCTTTTTATAATTGCTCTTCATCCTCCGTCTCCTCTCCATCCGGCCCGCTGTCCGGACTGTTTTTATTCTTCTGGTAGCGGATGCACTGGTATATCTGCCGTTCCGTGGCTTTCATTTCATCCGCTATCTTTTCATTGCTCCATCCGGCCTTGTGCAACGCCATGACCTTCCCCGCATCCAGCTGCACCCTCCTTTTTGGGGAGGCATCCTGTCCCCCTGTTTCGGTGTCCGCCCCCTCTTCCCCCTGCACCGCTGGCAGCTCCAGCAGATCCTGCAGTATCTTTTTTGTGCAGTCCAGGCAGAAATGGGCGTTATTGTCCGGGATTCCAATGTCATTAAGCAGCTCATCTGTCGTTGTGTCAAAGAACTGCGGGATGATCCGTGTCCCGTTTGTTTTGATCTCATGTCCGCATCTGTTGCAGACATATACTGTCTTTTTCATCACAGGCACCTCCTTACGCATCCAATATGTCCTTAACGTATTCCAACATCTCTGTTACCTTATATTCTTTCCTGCCCTCCTCTTCCAGTTTTTTGCTAAACTGGCGGAGTCTCACTGCAAGCTTTAATACCTTGGCGGCCCCCACGGCTTCCAGGGATACCCGAAAACTCCTGCCCTCTTTTTTTGCCATAACAAGCCCAATGGCCCTTATCAGGTATATTTCCCACGCACAACTTACTGCCCTGTTGTTCCACTCCTCCATTGCACCATCGACAAATTTCTTCCGGTTCAGCTTTGGTTTATCCGGAGGGATAATCCCTTTTTCCTGCATTTCCCTTTTAAACTGGGCATTATACTTTTTCTCTTTTTGTGTCAGGCATTTCCTCTTGGACGCCATCATTCCCACTCCTTTCCCTGATGACCTGCTCTGTCAGCGAATCCATCGCCGCAAGATGTATGTCAAGCATGTTGTCCTTTACATCCTCTAAAGACTTCCCACGTTTTAACGCTTCCGCCCCCATAAACTGCTCTACTATGCCGCACATGGTGGCAAGCCCTACCATATCCATATGTTCCGCCGTGACTGACACCCTGCCGCCTTTTGCTTCCAGTACCAGCCTACAGTCCTGCATCCCCTGCCTCCTTCCTTTCCACCATGGCCTTCAATGCCTCTATCAGCTTGGAACACTGCGTATAATTAAGCCAGTCCACGCTGGATACGCCGAACATCTTTCTGCACAGCCCATTCACCCTTGCCGCTTTTTCCCAGCCCAGTGCTTCCGCCAGCTTATATATTTTTTTCCGCTGGTTGGCTGTCCCGGTGCTTCCCCTGGCCCCTCGGCTGCTTTTGACGGCAGAACTTTTCATATTCCCAAGGAGCCTGACCATTGTCTGCAGCTCCCGCTGGTTCAACTCCCGGATGCTCTCCTTTCCGGTATGCGCCAGGACAAGGAGGTGAAGCTCCTCATCTGTGAGGGAGAGTTCCGGGGACTTGGCAAGCCCCCATAATATCCGGACAGACACTTTAGCCATCCTGCA